CAAGTCATTTAGAGTTTCTTCCGAGAATGCACCAGAAGAATGAATGCTACCTGCTGGAGTGCGGAAGCCTGCTGGGACATCTGTAGGACCAGCAGAATCAATCCAGTCGCCAAGGCCACGGAGTTGATAAGGCTGACCAGCACCATCTTCAGCAGCACGATCATTAGTGGAGCAAAGAGTTGCTTCGATGTCGCGCTTTAGTTCGCGCAATGCTTTGGACTCAGCTTCTGCAATACTAGCAGGACCAACCGATTGAACCGCTTCCTGTAAATCAGAAACGCGATAGTTACGGCGGAACTTCTGTACGTAGTTACCGAGACGAGCACGACCTGAGAATTGGTCAGTGAATGTAGTAACGTCTGCACCTTCATCAATACCTGTAGTAGAGGGAGCACTAAGTGCATCTACTGTCCACTCTTCATAGGTGGCACCGGCTTTCTTGCGATTAGCAGAAGAAAGAACTGGTGTCTCTTCTGGTGCAAGGATGGTAAGTACGTCCGAAAGGCTTTCACGGTTAGAAACCGCGCCGCCTGGATTAGTTGTATTGAATGTTCCTGAAAACGCCATGATATGTAATTATTGAATTTTTATTTTTTGTTAGATAGTTGTAAGGTTCTGAGAGTAATGAAATCCTTTTTGTCACCAGATTGCTTGAAGCGACTTTCCATTTCTTTAATTGCTTTATCTGATTTAGCTGCTGGTCTTGAAGATTGAGCGGCATTGGAAAAGGAAGAGTTCGGAGGCGTTAACCGAGGAGACGCTTTTTGTTGTACTTCCTTTTTACCGTAGAGACTGTTTGCTGCGTGTGCCAAAATGTAAGGCAGCTGTGCGGCAATGTCTGGCTCTAGGTTTTTGCTCAATTGTTCAAACCGTGGATCAGTAACCATAGCTTCGTAATGCTTACGAGTATCGTTATCTTCTCCTGCCATCCAAGGGAGCTCTTCATTAGCGCGAGCCTTAAAAGCTTCCTTCATCTGCTCACCATGTTGGCGAGCTTGAATCACTTTCAATTGCTCTGGTAATAGTAAATCGCGGCTCTTACGTGCATTCTTCAAACTATTACGGACTTCCGCTTTAGTTAGCTCTTTGCCTTCCACTTCTACTACTACATCACTTGCTGAATATTCATCTGAGTTGAAAAGAATGTCTTCAGCCCATTCAATGATGCTGTTAGCTTCTTGTGCTTTATCTTGCAAGCCTTCAATGCTATCAATGTCTTTGTATGGATTATCCTTTGTTACGCTTTTACGCTCCAATGGATCTTCATTCTTTTGATTCAGACTTGCTTCAAGTTGTGCTAGCTTTTCTTCTGCTGCTTTACGCTTTGCTGTTAATTCACCAAAACGTGCCACTGCTCGACTTCCAAGCTTTTCTGACAGTTCTCGAAGCTCTTCCTCTGAATAGTCATCTAAATTTTTAGAAAGAACATTATCTTCTGTAGTTACTTCATCTCCACCTTCCATTCCGTCACTCTCAAATTCAGGAACTTCTTGCTCAGACTCTGTAACTTCTTCTGGAACACTTTGCTCTTGCTCTTGCTCTGGAATTTCTGCGCCCAGTTGACGGGCTCTTGCAGTAGCAAAATCAAGAATTGATGTGTTGGTTTTTACCATCGAACTTGGTTCAGCCTCGACGTTAGCTGTTTGGATTTCATTTAACATAATATTACCGCTATTTTTCGGTTAGCGCTTCCGATTGTTATATATTACCACCTATTGCAAGCTTGCCCCATGTTGCTTTTGCAACTTAGGCCAATCTGCCATTGAAAGGAGTTGGTCATAAGCTAAGACCATTCCTGAGATTTGTTGAATTTGATCTGTGCTAGCTTCAAACATTGCACGAATGTTTTCTTCTCGTAGCTCGCTCACTTCTTTCATGAAGCTAGCGAAAGACTGGTGCATTGAAAGGGCTTTAGTTGCTTCGTCTAATGTCATTGTTGTATATTTTGAGTTTGAACTTCTCCCATTTGTGCGGGGGCTGTGCCTACACGACCAATCTGTGCGTTCTGTGCTTGCTGTAGCTGGAACGTGTATTGGCCTGCATACTTCTCAAGACGTGCAGAAAAGGCTTCATCACCCTGCAAGCGTTGAGCTACGTCTGGTTGTTGTGCGTATTGTTGAATGACTTGCATTGCAATTTGAGCACCATTTGGACGAGCAGGCATTTCAATCCCTGCAAAGATTTTAGCTAGATCATCAGTGACTTGCTTGACCACTTGCTCCTGAGCCTGCTCTGAAGGTTGTAGTACGCGATCAGCCATTAGTGGGTCAATCGAATTAGCAGCCATAGTGAGCAACTCATCAATATCAATCTTTCCATTGCGATCTAACAGAGTGAGTTGAACCATCTGCTCTATCTTCTTCTGTTGTGTTTCTGGATCAGAGTTCAATACGTCGTAGCTAATCATGATGTCAAAGTTGTCATCTGGGCTACCCTTATCAAACTTCTGCATATCACCAGAGACACGGAAGAATAGACTGTCTGGGCCGAAGCGTTGAAAGTTCTTAAATGCCAATGCCAATACTTCAGAGCAGTGGTACAAGAACTTGTCCACAATGAACTGACGTTTGAACTGGCTAATCTGGTTCTCAATATCCAAGCCAATCAATCGGTCAGCTTGTTCTTCCATTGTGCGTTCCATTTCCACTGAGCCAGAATTGTAAGGAGGCGTAGGGCCAAATTCCAAATCACCCTTACGACGATACGGAATCTTACGACCCGGACCCCAATCCGTAGGAGCTTGTCCAACTGGGTGCATCATTGGTGGCAAAGTGCTAATGCTATTACGATCAATACGACTATCCCTTTCCAGTTTTACTTGGTTTTGTATGCCCCTTAACATACTCGGAATGGTCTGCGTATCGTACAGACGCATATTGTCCTCAGACAACTTCGTAACAACTACGGGATATTCCTCGTAGCCATTCATTAGCTCAAATTTAGCATATCCTTGAACATCACTGCTCTCTCCGTCAAAGGACTTGTGGAAGATGGTTTCGTAAATGCCTTCACTTCCATCCTCTTCATCAATGAGTCGTTGATAGCAATGAATCACTTCAATTAAATCATCTGCAGTAGACACATGATTTGTCATTCGATGACTACGCTGACCGCTATTCTCACGATCAAGACTAGATACATCGACACCAGAAAGCGTTTCAATTACATGGTCTACCCAGCCAGAATCCCATCCATCAGTGATCACTTTTCCTTCAAGCTCTTGAGCTGTGTAGTAGGTCTTGTAGAAGCAATACGGAGCACGTTGTGGATCGGAGACGTAATACGGGAAGAAAAACTCTGAGTCTGGAGCTAGAGTCTTTACCATTGGTGCGTCTACTTGTCTACGGACAATAGGAAGCTCTGCTGCTCCAGTCTTACGCAACTGCTTGAGTGCCTTCTTTGCTCGCTTAGGAGTAACACCATTAAACAAGCCTTGAAGCATTTCCACTAATTCATCATCGGAATCACCCGATATAACCATTTCTCCAACTTCAGGGTTTATTTCAGAGATTTGTTCAAGACTCAGCTTCTGCAAATAAGAGCGATCTTCTCTGTTCCAGCCCACGTAGGTAATGAGAATGCCACGCTCACACATGTAGTTAGCAGCTAGTTCCATCTCCTTGTAGAAGCGAGGGATGTAGCGACTGCTAACCATCCATTTCAAGAAAGAAGAAACTACCTTTGAACGTGCTACATCGTCTGAATTAACAGGGAAGCCACGAACATTAGCACGACTAAGAGCAGCAGTCATTAGAGACGTAAGTCGACCAATGCGCTCATCAATAACATGGCTTTCCATGTCTGCTGCACCTTCCCACGGAAAAGCATCAGCCCCATGTTTACGCATGTCTTGGCTCTTTCCTGGCCACCAATTGCGTCGATCATCGTAGCTAGTGCGGCATAGATGGAAATACGATTCCAACTCTGTGATGGTTTTAGAGTAAGAAGAACGCAATAAGCTTACGCTTGGTTCTTTGCTCACGTAAGTTAGTTCTTTTTGAAAATCTTCCATGTTTTTAAATTATATCATTGCAATCAAACTATTGGAGGCTTGATCCACTTGAATTCCTGCTTGTCGTCCTTAGTTGTAGCTTGAACGTAGATCATCTTTCCAATCATAGCATCACCCACCAGCTTACGAGTAATGCGAACTGGAACCTTCTTCCCTAGCTCTCGTATCTTTACAGAAACGAAAGATGGATTTGGAAGCGCAGATAAAACTAATCCACGATACATAATGGGCATAGGTGTGTTATCATCTAGCAACACCTGTCCATCTTCTGAGATCCATCTAGCTTTTCCAGTTCCAGAAACCATATCTTCATCCAAGAACTTAAACACGCGATCTGAAGCCTCTTCGTAAGTGATTCCTAGTTCCTCTGCTAATTCTGTTAATTTTTTTTTCGGCATGTTAATATCCTCCTTTTCCTGTTCTTGTTGTTTCCATTGACCTTGAGTTGACGTGATCTGGGCCATCGCCGCCATTGTGGAGGCGTAAATATCTGAGAGCGTCTACAAAGTCTTTAAGTGCTTCATCCTTTTTTCCTTCATGACCCCAGTTGATGAGAGCGTGTATTAAGTTCCCGCAGCTTTCATCAATGGTAATAATTGGTCGATTGGAAGCATCCACTGGATTATTTGCATTATACCAAAACCATTCGTCTAGTGCATTTACACCAATCTCAATTTCTCTACCATCCGAAGGAACGAAGTACATTCCCTTGTTTGCAAACTCTTCAAATAAATCTGAATTGTCAGCATTCTCTCTAGCAAAATAACGGGAGTCTCCTATGCGCTCATAGGGATCAACATTGTGCTCTTCTTCAATCTCTCTAAATAAATTTACGTACCCTTGTACTGTATGCCCTATTTTATCTGAAGCTGGCCCATGCTTCCACTTTGGGTCGCCAGACTCAGCCCAAGGCCCATATGTGCCCATATCAGGCCACTCTCTGAACACATGAACATGCCCCTTCTCATTTACAGCAGCCCATATAGAGACGTAGTTCCTGCGACCAGCAGGGTCAACTACTTGATAGCATGTCCATTGCTTTTGATTGCTTACGTTCACTCTCTCCTTAGTCACATGAACTGCCGTATTGAACAAAGGAAATAGCGTAGTCATTGACTTCACAGGGATTCCGTAGGCTCGCGTAAGGATGAAGTCTCTCGGCTTTCCTTTCAACTCTTTAGCAATACGATCATAACCACCAAAGGGATTTTGGTCTGAATGGAAGTAAACAATGTCTAGGTTCTGCTCATGGTTGCGCTGAATCAATGGAACTTCTTCTCCATTTAAAAGCGGAGCGGGTCTAGTCTTTACTGTCTCTGCATTCTTCAAATAAGAGCCAATGAATGGAGTGTAGCCCTTCACTGGAGTAGCAGAGATAATCATCTTAGCATCACGAGTAACTAATCGAAACACCATTGTTTTAACCAAATCACCATCATCCAAATACTCATCTAACCATAAGCCAATGTTAGTAACTTTTGGATTTAAGCTACCCAACTCCAACCCCTCAAACTTTCCACGATTTGCTTGGAACTGGGAATACATGTGAAAGTAAATGGCCGATCCATTAGGTAAAATAAACTGATCTCCAGTGAATCCGTTTTGCTGTGAGTAATTCAAATATGCCACTGAGCTCTTTGTCTTCTGTTTAAACTCTGGTGGCAAATAGCGATAAATGGCTCGCTGCTGTGTGCGAACTGAAGCTGTGGCATCTTGAGCAAAGCAAACTATTTCTGCTCCAGGGTTATTCATCGCTGCCTCCACTACAAACTTAGCTGCTCCCTCAGTTTTTCCAGACCTGTTTCCACCGCTAACTATCAGACTATCAACAACTTCCAAGCTTTCTCTAGCATTCTTCCAACTCTCTAATTCAAATCCATAATTCAATGGATCTTCATTTGAAAGCTTTATAGCTTCCTCGCGCTTCTTCCATACATTGCTCACAGCTTGAGCACCCTCCTTTTCTAGGAGAGCTTCTAGTTGTCCCCTAGATGGTATGGGGAGCATGGGATGTTTAGACCAAGCTGGCATTAATCAACTTCTGGTAAGTGCATCCAACCAATCAAATACTTATCATGCTCTAGCTCGCTCTCGAACCAAACATCACGAAACACACCATCGTCCCTAGATACTGGCGCTGCATGTAGATTAGGATAACACCATTTCTCATCGTGCTCATTCCAATAAATAAGCAAAGGCTCAGGCTGCATATAAAACTTACCTAATATCAGTTGATCCTTCGGGGCGGTTTCT